AAAGGTCCAACTGTCGCCGAACCCTACTATTAGAGTTTTCATATTTGTACTTATCATTTAGTCCTGGAATTTTTTAGCCAACAAAAAACCCGCCGAAGCGGGTTTCTTGCTCTTCCCATCCCAAGGGTTGATTATTGGAACGATAGGTTTGCTACTGCAATCTCACCCACGTAGTCACCGGCGTTACCCAGAGACGATGCGGTGTTTGTCAGTTCGACGTAGCCGTAACGTGTCATAAACGATACGACTGGTTCGAATGTCAATGGATCCAGAACAACACCAGAACTCATCAAGGGGATATAGGGGCAATAGAAAGCGGCAGCATCTGCTTCGCTTGAACCCTTATAACCAACTAGAACGCTTTGGTTGTCGTTAGCATAACCGTCAACATAAATCTTCATTGCGCCGTTCAAAGTACCAACAAACTTGGTGTTTGTGGGAGCTTCGAATGTGCCTTCTGTGGTGCGAGCGAAAGCGCTGGTTGTAGCACTTTGTAGCACTGTCAAGCTAGCAGGCGAAACAACAGCCCAGTTACCAGCGCCACGACGTGTACGCTGAGCAATCAAGTTGGCTGTACGGTTGATCAAAACAGCTAGAGCAGCGTGTTCGTCACCAACGAATGTGGCTGTACCACTCACAGCAGCTTGGTCGAAGGTGTAGTCGGTCGCAGCTAGTGCACGCAGGCTACCCAGGATTTCCTGGTCGATTTCAACTGTGATTTCTTGTGCCAGTGCGGCCATGATCTCTGCCTCAACGTCCAGGCCATGCATGGCTTGTGCGTCTTGAGCAGCTTCGAATGTCCAACGAGCACTCAACTTACGTGTTTTGGCTTCAACAACCTGTTTCAAGATTTGAACGTTGATACGGTTGCCAGCGATACCTTCAAGAGCGGCTGTGCTTGTGGCTTGGCCAGTTGCGGCTGAACCAGAGTAAGCAGTAGCAATCTTGAAAGGGCTCAGTGCTTCGTCACCAGCGTTCACGCTTGTTGCGTATGTTGAGCTGTCAGAGACAGAGTCAGCATAGCGAACACGCAGAGTGTGGATCTGAGCAACAGGACCGGTCATGGGTTGAACACCAACGATTTCGTTAGCGATCACGGTGGGCATAACACGACGAATCACTGGAAGAATAACACGGTTCAGTGTGGCAACGTTACCAGCTTGTGTAGAACCAGCTGTGGCGTTTTCTGCCAAGTACCTTTTGGTGTTTTCCAGGATCACTGCCATGCTAGTGCGCTTGGAACCTTGCAAGCCTTCTAACAGGGCTTCTTTGGTTTCGCCCCAACGGCTTTCTAATAATGCTTGTGTCATAATATTTCCTTTTTTCCTCTTAGGGTTTACTTAAGCCCTGCTAAACGCTTGATCTCAACAACATTGTCAAAAGACGGTGTTGCTGGGGTTTCAACTGCGGCTTTAGCAGTTTTATCACCAGTAACTTCTACACGGCTCTCAGTCAAAGCCACACGGGTCTGTGTTTCTTTGGCTACAGGGCTGTTGTTTAGAACTGCTGGTAGATACTTTTCGTATGCAGCTTGTAAACGATCAGTCTGCACACTCTCGAGCAAGTCACGCATTACCGTGGCTTTCTCTTTATTCAAAGGCTTCAGCATTTCGGCAAGACGTTCCTTGCGCTCTGCTGATTCCCGAATCACTCGGATTTCTGTTTCTTTTGATTCAACTAAAGCCTGCTTGTCTTCGATGGCTTGAACTGCTTCAGCCAACTTAGATGTTACGGTTGCCATTTGGGCTTGTAACTCACGAATCTGCTTGTTCTCATTTAGGTGAGTACCTGCGAATTCGCTAGCAAATGCTTCGAATAAACGACGTCCAAACATGTTCTCGCGAGCAACCTGGATGTCTTCTTTTAGTTGAGTCAATTCTGACTCTAACGAACTGGTAACGGCCTCTTGTACGGCACGAGCAGATTCTTGTACAAAGCGAGCTTGTAGTTCGGCCAATTTGGCTTTGCCTTCAGCAACCAAACGCACTTTGGTTTCCACCACAGCACGCTTGTCTGATTCAAACTCGTTGATTTCTTCTGCTAGCGCGACAGTCACAAACTTCTGTAATTTGCTGATAGCATTTTCATAAGTCTTGCGGTCTTCGCGCAGTTCACGGATTTCTTCGGCCAGTTTAGTAACCATGAAATCGTTGAACTTGCCGGCTGACTCGATCATTTTGTTGTTAAACTTAACACGATCTTCAGCTAGTTTAGATTTTTCGTCTGCAAACTCTTGGAGTTCAGCAGTGAGAGACTCGGTAACCATTTTGTCTAGAGCTTCAACCATAACTTGTTTGTCATGTTGGTAACGTTGTGCGAATTCTTCACGTAGTTCAGCACGAACAGTTTCTTTTGCTTCAGCGATGCGGGCTTCCCACGCTTCGTTGATGGCCTGTTGTGTACTTTCGTTAATAATTCCGTTATCCAACAATGGTTTTAAAGCATCTAACATTGGATATCTCCTATTATAGTTTCAAATCTTTGATAAAGGCAGTAATGCCTTGCTGTACATATTTCTGTACTCTTTGATCTTGATTGGCTTCACGTGCCATCTCAAATAACTGAGCACCACCCTTCATATTCATCAAGCTCTCATAGATCGCCTTAGGATATGCATGCGGAGCACTCGGTTGTGCTACAATGTCCACAGTAATGATTTCAAAATCACTAACATGTCCACTTCCTTCATTGACATTACCTGACCCACGGCTGCTAACGCCCAGTTTAACGCCACTTGTTAACATGGCTCTAACCAGTTCGCCCATGGGAGTGGGTAATACCTTGAGTTTGCCAAAACCTGCGGGTCCATCCATCCACATTTCTGTGATCATGTGGCTCACACGGTCTAGATTAATTTTTAGGTCGTCGGGATGGTCAACTTCGCCTAACACAGAGTAGCCACCCTTGATCTGATCGTTAATAGCGGTAACAGCTTTTTCAATTTCGTGAACGGGATAAACACGTTGGTTAGCGTTCTTCACGCCTCCCTCGATGAATATCCCTTTCATATAGAGATCTTTACCTTTTCCGTCGGCAGAATCCTCGTTGATAACTTGGATACCTGCCCGGTCAAAAGTTAAGTTCTCTTTTAGGTACAAAGCCATTTGTGTTTCCTAAACTATTAACGGATTTTACCGCCGATTTCAGACTTCTTGTTGATTGGAACAGAACCGTCTTTACCAACAGTTTTACCTTCGCCGCCGTGCTGTTTGTCATAGTCATGACCAGCACTGTTCAGCTTCTTGTCTCCACCAGGTGTGTTGCCCACTTTACCGATCAGCTTGCCTTCACCCTTGGTATATTCATTGCTAGCCTTGGTTGGGCTTGTACCGTCTTGGTTTTGCGATTTGGTGTCGGTTTTTACAACATTGCCACCAAAATCTGCACCGGGGCCAATGCTGCCTGGTTTAGTGTTAACACTGGTCTTTTTACCAGCTGCACCAACTGCATCACCTTCGCTGGCATCACCGGCACCGCCGTAGATGTCACCGATACGGTCTACATATTCACGCATGAGTTCTGGACCGCTCTTGGCGCTGCCGCTCTTGCCCGACTTGCCACTCTTGGCTGAACCAGATGCGCCAGATTTGCCGCTCTTGCCCGAACCCTCAGCAGCTTCCATCATGCCAGAACCGCTCTTGCCCGACTTGCCACTCATAGCAGAACCAGACTTACCTGATTTGCCAGATTGTGCTTCAAACATTGCGCCTTCTTCGTCGTGCTCTTCACCGCCTTCGTCACCGCCCATGTCGTCCATGTCGTGCTCTTCACCACCGGCTTCGTCGTGCATGATTTCGTCAAACTTGGCCAGCAACTCGTCCAGCTTGGCATCAATAGACATAACCTTGTCTTCGATTTCTTCATGCTCTTCGTGCTCGCCGCCCATATCCCCGCCCATGTCAGCACCGTCATCGGCTGGCATGTCGCCACCCACTTCGTCACCTTCTTCATGGTCAAGGTCAAATTCTTCGCCTTCGCCTTCGCCCATTGCAGACTCGTCGTCTTGCACTTCGTTGGCTAGATCTTCTACTTGGCCGCCATGTACGTTTTCGTCCATGCCTTCTTCATCCATGATGCTCTCATAGATATCGCGGCTCTTTTCCACTACGATGTCGTGGAACAATTCACGTGCTTTCTGATCTTCATCGTTAATGATGTATTCGATCAGTTTCTCAAACTTGTTCATAGGAACTCCTTATAAATTTGGCTTTGTAAAGTTATTTACAAAATGTAGGTATATTTGGGGAAAATATAGGTAGATTTTGAAGGATTTTGACAGATTTTTTACAGTCCCAGGCCAGGACCGCCACCCAAACCGCCTCCTTCAGGAGCGGGAGTATACTGTTTTGCTATTTTTTCTAGCTTTTTCTCGTGCTCTAACTTGCGCACATCATGGCTCTGGCGCAGCTGATTTAGGTGTTGCAAGGTCAGTCTAGTACGACGACTGTCGGACATTTTGGCCACAGTTTGGTCTTGTCTTTCGTCGTAATAGCCCTTGGGGGCAGGGTCAAACAGTTCCATGATGTTCATATGTGTATTTAACCCTTGACCATTATAATCCAGGCGCTGGAGCATTAACTGCTGCGCCAGCGCCGGGTTGTGGAGTACTTGCCCCGGGTGTGGCTATTTCACCGCCCTCGGCTGCACCAGGCTCAGGGCCCAGGCCTTCTAAGTCAGACTTGATGCCGCCCGGGCTGATACCCACTCCACGTAGGCTAGCGTCATCAACTGGGGCTGATTCAGTATCGCCGCGCTCCTCAGACCACATTTGTTCGTTTTCGCTGATCTCTTGTTCGCTCATGTTTAGATAGCGTTTCATGAGATAGCGTTTGCTCAAGTATGGTACTTGTTCCAGTTGAGTATAGTTAGCAATATGTGCCGCATCAATGTCGGCTTGGCGATATTGTGCAAAGTTTTGTGGTTCATTGAACTCTAGATCAAACAAGCTACCGTCAATGTTGAAACCTCTCCAACGCAAGAATAACTTGAATTCTTGATCTAGTTTTTCGGCTATCATGCCTTGCAGTCGCTTGCAATACTGGTTAAATCGCCATTCTTGTATCAGTGCTGTGCCCACACGTCCGTCTGTGTATGCTTGACTGCCATCGTCAGCTGTGGTAGGCAAATAACTGCTGGGAATACGTAAACCACGGAACAACTTGTTGGTAAAGAAGCGCAAGTCTGTGATTTCGCCTAGGTTAGTGCCGCCCGGAAACACTTCAACACTACTGCCACGACCGTCTGCTGTAACTGGGAAGAAAAAGTCTTCGTTGGTACTCAGGGGATTGTATGTAGCGTCCATCATGGTCTGAGTTCCAGCACCGTTTTGTGTGGGTATTCTTCGCTGATGTATTTCGTTTTTAACACGTTCCACAAAAGCCATGGCCATGTGGCTGGGCATGTTGCCCACGTCAATCTTGAATATGCGACGCTCTGGGGCGCGCTGCACACGATAGATAATGATCGAGTCTTCGAGCAGTTCTTTCTGCTTGAATACTTTAAAAATGTTTTCCAACACACTGTTGCCAAAGGGCCAATACACATCCAGACCTTCAGTTAGGCTGATGTGCACCACGTGTTCGGCGTTGACTGCGGCTTCGTTTTTGGCATGGCTAAATCTACTGCCGCCACCAAACGGACTCTGTGGCTGTGTGTAGCTGCCGCTGGGACCGCCCACTTGTGGATGATTCATGTAGGTGTCCGTGGTGGCTACTGCTGTCACCGTCAAGTTCTGGAAGTTAGGGTTTATGTCCTTGATAAGATACTGTTCGGGCTTTTTACCTTCGCCTTCGTTTACAATAACCTTGGTCACTTTTGACATTTCGGTCCAGTATAACTTGAAGTTTTCCGGATCACGCAGGAACACTTGGTCGCCGTATTTGAGTGTGTTACGCACGATTTTGAACATGCGTTTATTGAATTCGTTCAGTGCCACCCACTGCTGTAGCTGTTCTTTTACAATTTTTACTTCGTTGTCACTGGGCTGATCTTTGTACTTGATGGTAAATGCTGTGTAGTTTTCCACGTTTTTTTGTGTACAAAACTCAGCCAAGATGTCCAGGGCCGCATTGACTTCCGAGTCCATGTCCATTTGTTCGTATTGGTTATAACGCTCAACACGATTGGGCTGTCCAGTATAAACTTCAGGCAGTTGGCTTTGAAAGTTGCTATAACCCGGTGGCATGGCATTACGGCCGTTGCCCAACGTACTTACATTGCTTGGTAAGTTGTTTGATTTAAAATACTTTTTCCAGCCTGCCATAGATTATCTCAGTTATGCTATATTTAGCTGAGAGCTTTGGTGTGTCGGGCAATTTGTTCTAGTGCCCAAGTTTGGTCTGCTAACTGTTGGTTAACATTCTCCAGACTAGTTCGCATGCCTGCAAATATTTCTGCAGTTCGAGCCGTACTAGTAACCATAGCCGGACCATTAACTATTTCACCGCCGGCAGTGAGTCCTGAACCCGACCCCACACTGCCACCTTTGTCTAGTTCTGCGTGTATTTTTGGTTCTGCTGTTTGCCGACTGGGATTGTAGTATTCATCTTTGGTATTCTTGGCTCCCAGTGCTTTCAACTTTTCAGTCACCATTGCGGTGATTGCCTGGCTTGGCTTCTCGGCCCATAAATCAGCGGTTCCAGGAACATCTGCTGGCCAAGGATCCGGAGCTTTTCCACGGGTACCACCTTTTTCGGTCCAATCGATTTTCAAATCGTCTATACGGCTACGTTTTTTAAGAAAGTCGATACTGAAATCCAGAGCCTGACCACTGGCGTAGGCTGCATCTTTGGTTGAACGCCCGTGTAAAAGAGTGAGAGCCCCCATGTTTGACTTTGAGAGTTCACTAAGTATTTCATTCCAACGAGCATCGTACTGTTGTGAAGCATCTTGCGCTGCAAAGCTGGGTGACATAGTCAAGCCCGATGGAATGTTCAACAGACTTGTGTTTTTGTCCTGTTTGCCTGTGGTAGGTGTTGCTGGCTTGGCCTGTTTTTTATCCTGTTCACCTGGTTTAGTTTGCCCGTTAGGCGCAGGAGGCGCTGCTGGTGCAGGTGGTGGCTTGACTTCAGGTGTGCTGGATTTTTTATTTTGGTCGGCTTTTTCTTTTTCTGCTTTTTCCTTGTCAGCTTTTTCTTTTTCTGCTTTTTCCTTGTCAGATTTTTCTTTTTCTGCTTTTTCTATTCGTTCTTTTTGCTCCAACCGACGTCTTTGTTCTCGACTCAGCTGATTTTTTTTGTTGTACTCAGCATCAGCTGCTGCATCGTCGTCGAGTTCTTTTTGTCGAGCACTTCGTGCGGCTAATTTTTCCTGCGCTTCACGCTGTGCCTGCATGATTGCACCAGCATCACCTTCACCTGTGGCACCACCTACCACTGTGCCGTTTTCTACGCGAGGGGCCACAGTTGTTTGATCTGGTGTTGGTTCCTCGGGCTTTTTGTTTGCTAAATCTATTAGACGATTCAATACATCCACAAATGTGGGAATCACAGAACCAAGGTTACTGAACTTTTCTATTAGAATGTCTTGTATGCGACGGAGACCTTCTACCAAACCGGCCACTTCGCCAAATGTTTTTTCTATTTGCACATCCTGCTTCATCTTGGATTCTACCATGTCAAGCAGTGCTTTGTTGTAATCTTTGCTACCTTGGGTTTGTGACTGTCGTATTTTGTCAAATTCGCCCTTGGCATTTGTGGCCACTCCTGTAAACAGGCTTCTCAGCTGCTCAAATTGAGCCATCATTTTTGCAATTTCGGCCAATGGTCCCGGAGCCAGTTGCTGGAACTTCAGCAGTTCTTTCTGGCCCTGCGTCATGCTGTCCAGCTGAGCTGTACCAGCATCTGCTATCAATTTCAGGAAATCATCACCTGCCATTTTTGCATTACTAGTCATGCCGGACCGGATACGTTCAAAGAATGGCAAAAGTCCCGATTGAACAGATTTTTCTAATGTGCTTTCGTACACCTGGCCTTCGCCGGCAATGTAATTCTGTAGCAGCTCTCCGGCTGGCCCCATTCGAGATATCATGCCTTGCAGCACCAAGGCCATTTCAGGATTCTTTTCCTGTACTTCCCGCATCTTGATCTGAAAAGCCAAGTTTTCGTTGCGCTTTTGTATATCACGCTGTAGTTGATCGGCACTGATTCCGGTGAGATTGGTTATGGTTTTTAATGTGCCAAGATAGCTTATGCTTTGATCGTCTAGCAGTTTTTTATTCTTGACTGTGTCTATACCATAACTGGTCATGGTACTTGCATACCCTGCAATGGCCCCATAGAATTCTTCAAGACCGCCGTACATGGTCAGCAACTGTCCACGATTTTGTATAACAGCTTTGCCCATTTCCGTCACACGCATGCTACTTTCAGTAAGTCCCAGTCCCATGCGTCCTAGATTTTCTATGTTGCCCGTCAAGAACTTGCTGTAGGTCTGCCAGTCTAGTCCGGCTGCATGCACACGTCGACTCAATCCTGTTATATCGCCACCATAGGTCACACCAGCTTTGGCAATTCGGCTGTAGGTATCCACATAGGTTTGTACCATGCGGATCCGCATTTCGCTCACTGCTACCGAAATATCAGTTACCGCAGAAACAGCCTTGTCTATACCACTGAAAATACCGCCCACAATTGGTATGCCAGATGTGGCAGCAGACAGTACCCCGCTCACGGCTTTGACTGCATCACTTAGTAGATGTAGTGTAGGTACTACACTGGCAAATGCTTCACTACTGCTGTAGGTACTTTGTGTTAGATTTATACTGCCTTTAACCAAACTGGTAGCAGCATTGGTGGCAGATCCCACTGCACTAAAGAACCTTTTCCAGCGTTCTTCAGATTCTTTTTGCTGTTGTTCTTTTTTCTTGGCCAGCTCAGTTTCTTGCTTGATCTGATCAATATAGCTCTTGGCTACATCTTCGGATGCAACGCCCAGTTTAACCAACTGCTTGATAGCTGCTTCTTCTTGCAAACGCCGAGCAGTTGCACTCTTGCTGCCAGCTGAAGCCACACTCTCCAGTGTGCTCAGTATGCGCAAAGCGCGATCATCTATTTGTTGTATGTTGTCGTCTTGGTCAGCCATGTTATACTGCTCGCTCCAGTGCAAGTCCCATAGTATTTAACAGATCTGCACGCCGTTCAAGAGCCTGCCCAATGCGGCTCAGTTCCTGAGTGATTGCTTCTAGCTCTCCGGTGATATTGCCGTCAGCAGTGTCTACAATTTCCATACCACGTTCGCCTACCAGTGCCACTGACTGTACACTACCACCTTTGTCCATCATGGCAATGGCTTCGTCCCAACTCAATTGAGCTCGGTTCATGCCAGTGTTGTCAGTGGGCTCGCCACGACGCATACCCGGTCTATTGGGCAATCCTCTCCAGATATTGGCCAAACTAGGCAACAACAGTCCCTTGTCCTTGATTTCAGGAAATCCCGCATCTTGTATCAGTAATTCTCCCAACTGATCTTGCAAGGTACCTGAAAACTTTGCTGTGGGTTTGATGCCGGCTCGTTTAACCAAACTCTTGAGAGTTCCGCGCATGAACTGAAAACGTCCCACGGCCTGTGTGTGAACTATGGGGCTCATGGCTTCTTGCAATTGATATACTTCTCGGATAGTCAAATCTGTAAGCTGGCGATCTCGCCAGGCTGGAACAAATCGAGCCACCGGATTGTTGCCATAGATAATGTTGTAACTGCCACCACCCTCAGCACGGTCAATCACAGCTTTGATCTTGTCCATGGTAGTGTTGGTTCCAATGGCTGTGCTTCCTAACCGCCGTTGGAAAGTTGTCCCGGCTCGAGCACCGGGTGTTGTGCCTGGCTTGCCTGGACCGGCATCAACATCTGTATCCTTTGGTCGTGTGCCAAACGCCCATTTGAAAAATTCTTCTAGACCCGAGCCTGGCTGGTACGGGCCATCGGGGTCTCCAGATTCATTGGCAACTTGTATCAATCGGTCAAGTCCGCTCACAAAGCGATCAGTCAATCCGCCAAGGCTGCCAAATCGTTCTGTGAGATTAATTATCAAGGTGTCCATGTCACGAGCCATTTGAGCATATGTTCCGTTGCTGAACTTGATCATGTTGGTGTTGTCCTGTTTGATCTTTTGCTCCAACTGCTTCATGTAGTCCTGATACAACAGGGCCGTGTCCGCCTGAGTCCGAGACGCAAACTCAGCAGTAATTGTTTTCCAATTTTGCCCAAACCCACGACTCCATTCTAGATTCTGCACTGCCGTGGCCAACAGTCTACCTGGCTCGTTTATGGCTTCGGCTTCACGTATGCCGGCTTGTGTGTAAAGGCCGTTGTACTTGAGAGCCTGTTCGCTGAACTGATTGAATATCATGCCCATGCGCTGTGCCATTTCCTGCTCGGTTGTGATCTGACCTTGTTCCACTTGGTTCATGAGTGTGCGAACCAGTTCAGCAGCATCCCTAAGTCCAGGTGTGCGTGTGATCAAGTCCACTATCCTGGGGTCCACTGGGCGACCACCGGGTGTTCCCAGAATGTACATGAGTATTTGAGTCATGCTGCCTTGACTGGCACTGTACCTGCGACCCAGGGCTGCAAACATGGGTATCATGGCATCTACCAGGCCTGAGGATATGCCCCGAGCACGTAGGTCTGCCATGCGTTCACGCACAGCCAGATTCATCTGCATTTCCTCAGTGTCTCGCAACACTGATTCAGCATTCTGCCCAGTGGCTTGCTGTATAGCCAAAAGATTTTTGGCCAGCATCTGACTTCGACTGTTGATTTCCTGCCCACGAATGTCACGGTTGGCACCGGATCTAAATACAAAATCACTGGCCTGGGTAACTGCTGTCATGGCTTCACCAAACCCGCCAAACACAAACAACAGTTTGGGATTCTTATCCAACATGTCTCGAGTCATGCCGGCAATCATGCGAGTACCTTGTGCCAAGCTGCCTCCAAAATTTGTGAGCATGGCAGCATTGGTTTTTAGGTATTCAGCATAGGTGGCCAGGTTCAATCCGGCTGCATGTGCCGATTGAGTCATTAGCACAAGGTCTCCGCCAAACGTGGCGCCGGACTGACTGATAGTTTTTACATACCCAACAAACTGTTCAGCCATTTCCAGTTCCATGCGTGCCACACTGAGTGTGATTTCAGCTACCACTTGCCCTGCACGTGCCACACCGGCCACACCTGCTCCTAACCCAAAGAACCCACTGGCAGCAGAAATTATGGCCTGGCTGAGCCCGCGCACAGCGGTACCAAACACATCCAGTAGCCCAATGTTCCTGGTGAACAAGCGATCGGATGTGTAGGCCGACAAAGAGATTCTAGTGGAAGCAGTGGCTACCTTGGCTGCTGTATCAAACATTAGTCCAGCGCTGGCAAAGAATCTCTTCCAGCGTTGCTCCATTTGTTCGCGGTGTTCGTCAATGTCTTGACTGTCTCTTTCTTCTTGTGCAATTTGTTCGGCCTGACGTAGAGCCAGCTTGGCTGGTAGATCGTTGTTTTTGACCAGGCTCAGGGCCACTGCGGCAATACGAATCTGCATGCGTGAACCGTTGGACATGCGCAGACTGTTGAGCAATCCTTGCAGGCGAGCAGCATCGGTTTCAAAAGACATGATTTATTTGTGGTGGTTTTGGAGAGATAAGTACATATATATCTAATATTTATGGAGTCTCAAACCATGGCCAACCCCTTAGCCAAACATTTCCGCCAACCCATTTTGTATGTACGTTTGCCCAGCGAGGGTCGCTGGTGGCCCAAGGACGCAGTAGAAATGCCCATCACTGGTGAGATACCGGTGTATGCCATGACAGCCCGGGACGAAATAACCATGAAAACCCCGGATGCACTCATGAACGGTGCCAGCACAGTGCATACCATAGAAAGTTGTTGTCCCAACATCAAGAACGCATGGCAGATGCCCAGTGTGGATCTAGACAAATTGTTGTTGGCCATGCGCATTGCCACTTACGGCAACGAACTGGAGTTTACCAGTTTGTGTCCGCACTGCTCAACCAAGTTTGAACGTGTGCTGGATCTCAGTGTCATAATTGACCGCATACAGTTGGCCGACTGGGACACTCCTGTACAGGTCAACGGGCTCAGCATACGTCTCAGACCGCAGAGTTACGAAGACTACAACAAAAACAATCTAGTAAACTTTGAAGAACAACGCATGTTGCGCATGATCAACGATCAAGAACTGTCCGATGAAGAAAAGAAACGCCAGTTCGACGACTTGTTCCAGAAGTTGATTGCAAGTGGAATTACACAGATAGCTCGCAGTATCGAAAGCATAACCATGGAAGATGGCACCGTGGTTACCGAATACCAATACATCAGCGAATTTCTAGACAACTGCGATCGAGCCATCTGGGACCAAATCAAGACCAAATTAGACAGCATACGTGATCAAAACGACTACAACAATGTGACTGCCACTTGTGAGAACGAAGCCTGCGGGCAAGAGTTCACAGTGCCCTTTAGATTTGAACAGACAAATTTTTTCGAATAAGGCTTTTGACATCTACCAATGAGGAGATTGTCGAATACCTACAGGAACTAGACAAAGAATCAAAGGCCTTGAGAAAAGAACTCCTGACACTGTGTTGGTTCATGCGGGGCAGTATCAGTTATGACGAAGCCATGATGCTGAGTTATCAAGACCGAGAACTCATTAACGAAATAATCAAGAACAACATGGAAACCACAGAGAAATCGGGTTTACCTTTCTTCTGATTGCATGTGTGAGTTCCAAGATCTCTAGCGAGATCTGTTGCTTTCGTTAGCACTCAGCAACAAGGTCTGTCAGCAAAACTGAGCGAAGCGACAAGGCATATTCATCCAGATTCAATGGTCACACTTTGCCCGCACAGGGCAAAGAAACGACTTCATCCGAGTTCGACAAGTCACTTAGCGTTACTGCATTACAGAGGCGGTTGTCCGGTACCTCGAGCAGCGTCTTTATTACAACGGCGGTTTGACACACATACGCCAACATGCGTATCAAACGTGCATGATCACTCATGCGTCTTTTTCAGCCTTTTCAATCCTATTCAAACAACCAAACAGCGGCATTGGCTGTCCTCATCCTTGCGGGTAGTGGTTGAGCACTCTTGACGGCGAGAGATTTACGTCCCAGTGACCTGAGGTCCTGTTGTCGTGTGCGCACGAAGTTGGCCTGCGCTAGCTGTAAACCGTCTAATTAAATTTTGTTTAAAATGTGGGAGCCATGTATTCAAAACCATCTTTTCTGGTATTGAGCCAGTTTAGCATAGTTTTGTGTGCGATTTTGTGTGCCTGAGATGCTTTTTTAATTGATGAGTAAATTCCCAGAGGAGTTTTAACTGCTCTGGCATTGCCGGGTATATTGCCTTGATGAGATAATGATAATTTCTTTTTAGTTTCTTCAGTGAAGATCTGATGTTTCCTGGCTTCTCTAACCTTTTGTTTATGTTCTTCGGTTAAGGTTTTGCCTCTATTAGATTCTGATAATTTCTTTTTAGTTTCTTCTGAGCAAACATACACTCTTCCTGTGTTTGCTTTTCCTATTTTTTCTTTATGTTCTGTAGAAAGTTTTCTACCTAATGCAGACGGAGGAGATTCTCCTCCTTTATTTAAGTTCCATCCAATATTTTTTGTGGGTCGGAGTTCTTCTTCTTGAGATTAACATATACTCTTTTCTCCTTCAA